TTAAAGATAAAGAAGAGAAGGTAGCAGGGTATAGAATGGTTTATCCATACCTACTCACTCTTGGAGAACTCAATGATGATGGAACTATACCTATCAACTATTCTAGATGGTGTCCATATTCTCCTATCGAAGATCATAGAATTAGTGGCGAGCATATTATTAGTGTCGTTTATCCCGACAACAATATTGTTAAGAACTATGCAGACAGATTGAAAGAGATTGGTCTAAAGGATGAGCAAATTTTCTATGAGGAGAAGACAGATGGAGATAGCAGCGAATCTACTGCGACTAGCTAATGAATGGATAGTCGCACAGGTTGATGAAGTAGAAGGTGAAACATTACCTGGTGATCCTGATTGTATACTTCGTCAACCTTTTATGGTAGACTATGAAGGTAACATAAGTCAGTGGCCTAAGAACTCTGATGATCGTGAGGTAATAGTCAGGTCAACTGACATTACCACTATTGTAAGTCCTAGTAAGGATCTACTTGCAAATTATATTAAATCCCTTGAATGAAGTTTTACACAAGTGTTGAACAAGCAGGAAACCGTCTCCTCGTAAGAGGATATAATAATGGTGAGAGATATAGCGTTCGGGTTCCTTTTAACCCAACGCTTTTTTTGCCTACAAAAAAATATTCTAAATGGAAAACACTAGAAGGTGAGTGGGTAGAACCACATAAGTTTGGTTCTATAGCAGAAGCAAGAGATTTTGTAAAACAATATAAAGAAGTTCCAGACTTTGAGATATATGGTAACACAAGATTTTTATATCAATACATCGCTGAACAACACCCAGAAGAAGAACTCAAGTTTGATTCCAGCAAGATCCGCATATTCAATATTGATATCGAGACCGCAGCAGAGAATGGGTTTCCCGATATTGAATCTGCCGATCAGGAGATACTTGCCATCTCAATCAAAGATAGTTTCACTGGTAGGATTACTGTGTTCGGTGCAAGAGCATACGATAACAAAGACTCCATGGTGGACTACATGCATTTCAGATCAGAAGAAAGCATGTTGGGAGCATTCCTTGACTACTGGCAAGCAAACTTTCCAGATGTAATTACAGGATGGAACGTACAGTTGTTTGATATGCCATACATCTGTAATCGTATCAATCGTATACTTGGTGAGAAGTTTGTAAAATTATTATCACCATGGAAATTAGTATCACAACGTGAAATCTTCATTAAAGGACGTAAACAATTTGCTGTTGATACACTTGGCATATCTACACTTGATTACCTAGAACTATACAAGAAGTTTACTTATTCTAATCAGGAATCATATCGTCTTGATCATATTTGTAATGTAGAACTAGGAGAAAAGAAACTAGATCACTCTGAGTATGATACATTCAAAGAGTTTTATGAAAAGAACTGGCAAAAGTTTATTGATTATAACATTCATGACGTCCGTCTAGTTGACAAACTAGAAGACAAGATGAAACTGATTGAACTCGCATATACTATGGCATATGATGCTAAGGTAAACTATGAAGATGTATTCAGTCAGGTTCGTATGTGGGATAATTACATCTACAATGAACTAAACAAACGTAGTATTGCCATACCTCCTAAGAAAGAAGCAACAAAGACTGAGAAGTATGCAGGAGCATATGTCAAAGAACCAAAACCAGGTTTTTATGATTGGGTAGTCAGTTTTGATCTTAATAGTCTGTACCCACATCTCATCATGCAGTACAATATTTCTCCAGAGACACTAGAAGATACTAGACATCCTAGTGCGAGCGTTGATGGGATTTTAAATCAAAAGGTAAAGATTGATAAACAGTATGCTACTTGTGCAAATGGTGCACAGTATCGTAAAGATGAACATGGTTTTCTACCAGAGATGATGAAAAAGATGTATGACTCTAGAGTCATCTTTAAGAAGAGAATGATCAAAGCAAAGCAACAGTATGAAAAAACTCCTACTGTTGAACTTACAAAAGAGATTGCTCGTTGTAATAATATACAGATGGCAAAGAAGATTTCTCTCAACTCTGCCTATGGTGCTATTGGTAATGAACACTTCAGATATTATAAGACAGCAAATGCAGAAGCAATCACACTGTCAGGACAGGTTTCTATCCGTTGGATAGAGAACAAGATGAATGGTTACCTAAATAAACTGCTCAGTACAGACAAGGAGGATTACGTAATTGCATCTGACACAGATTCAATATATCTTAATCTTGGACCTCTTGTTAATAAATTTTTTGCTTCTAAGTCTAGCGACAAAGCAGCAATTGTTTCCTTACTTAATAAGATATGCGAAGAAAAACTGGAACCATTTATCGAGAAGAGTTATCAGGAGTTGGCGACGTACGTTTCGGCATACGAACAAAAAATGAGTATGAAGCGTGAGAATATTGCAGACAGAGGTATATGGACAGCGAAGAAGAGATATATATTAAATGTATGGGACTCAGAAGGAGTCAGGTATAAAGAACCCAAGATGAAAATCATGGGTCTAGAAACTGCTAGGTCATCAACACCAGCATACTTTAGGGATAAATTATATGCAGCGTTTCAGATTATTATCAGCAAAAACAATGATGAGCTTATCACTTTCATCAATGGAGTCCGCAGTGAAACAAAAGAGCGACCCTACGATGAAGTCGCATTCCCCCGTGGAGTCAACAACCTCTCCAAATACAGACATCCAAAAGATATTTACTCAAAAGGAACCCCGATCCATGTCAGAGGGGCACTCTTATACAACTGGTACGTCAAAAAATACGAAGTAGAACATAAACATCCATTTATACAGGAGGGTGAGAAGATCAAGTTTATGTACTTGAAAACACCTAACCCTCTACACGAAAACTGTATCAGTTTCTTTGGTGAACTGCCAAAGGAATTTGGTATAGAGAAATATGTTGATTATCAAACACAATTTGAGAAAAGTTTCTTGGAACCTCTCAAAAATGTGCTACAATGTATTGGGTGGACACACGAAAAAGTTATTACTATTGGGAGTTTCTTTGAATGACTAAAAAAGTCTACGTTGTCACTTGGACTAACCATGTCGTTGGTCAGATTGATACCGATAGCATCAAATGTTTTGAGGACTATGAAACTGCTCGTTCGTTTGCAAAACTTATGAGCAACAAATATGATTATGTAAATTTTTATGAGGATGAAGCAACACAATGGGATTCTTAGATACAGTAATTAAAGACAGTGGCAATGAGTTTGCTAGTATAGTAAGTGATGGAGTTGCTGCGGGTGACGTAGACAACTATGTTGACACTGGTTCATATATTTTTAATGCTCTTGTAAGTGGTTCTTTATATGGGGGTATACCTTCTAACAAAGTTACTGCACTTGCAGGAGAAAGCAGCACAGGTAAAACATTCTTTGCACTAAGTGTTGTTCGTAATTTTCTAGAAGCAAATCCTACAGGAGGAGTCATATATTTTGAGACTGAATCTGCTATCTCTAAGGAGATGATTGAGTCTCGTGGTATTGATTCTCAACGTATGGTGTTGTTTCCAGTATCTACTATTGAAGAATTTAGAACACAAGCTTGTCGTATCGTAGACAAGTATATGAAAGAACCAAAGAGAGAACCAATGATGTTTGTTCTTGACTCTCTTGGTATGTTATCTACATCAAAAGAGATGGATGACATCTCTAATGATAAACAAGTTAGAGACATGACTAAATCACAATTAATCAAAGGTGCATTTCGTGTATTGACTTTGAAACTAGGTCAAGCAAAGATACCTATGATAGTGACAAATCATACATATGATGTGATAGGATCTTATGTTCCTACAAAAGAAATGGGTGGTGGAACAGGACTCAAGTATGCAGCATCAACTATAATCTATCTTGGAAAGAAGAAGGAGAAAGAAGGTACAGAACTTGTTGGTAACATAATAAAATGCGAAGCAAAAAAATCTCGATTAACAAAGGAGGGAAGTAAAGTTGAAACTAGATTGTATTTTGATGAACGTGGACTTGACAAATATTACGGACTATTGGAGTTGGGTGAACAGTATGGAGTCTTTAAGCGTAAAGGAAATCGTATTGTTGTCGGGGAGTCTAGCGTCTACCCTTCTGCTATTCTCAAGGATCCAGAGAAGTACTTCACCGAAGGAGTAATGCAACAACTGGAGGAGGCAGCTAATAAGGAGTTTAGTTATGGTGGTTGATACAATTTTATTTGGAGATTGTCGTGAAACTTTAAAAGAGTTAGATACCAAAGTACGGATGTGTGTAACATCTCCACCATATTACGGTTTGAGAGATTATGGAACTGCTACGTGGGTAGGAGGAGATCCAAATTGCAATCACATGAGAGATTCAAAAGTCAATCCTAGTAATTGTATCACTGGACATAAGAACCATGATAAGATGGCAGGAGTTGGGGATGCAATATACAAAACTGTTTGCCCTAAGTGTGGTGCTGTTAGACAAGATAGTCAGATAGGACTTGAAGAAACACCAGAAGAATATATTGAAAATCTTGTATCTGTTTTTAGATCAGTACGTGATGTGATGACTGACGATGGTACATTGTGGGTAAACATAGGAGACTCATACTATAACTATAGACCTGGCACTGGTGGTTTACCTAAACAAACAGTAAGTAAATCTAATCAAGACCTACCAGAGGAATGTAATAGAAGAGCAAACAAAC